TTATAAACCGTTCTGAAAAGTGCGGGGGGGGTAGATAAAGTCTAGGGTTAAGTAGACGTGTATGTTGATTATCCTTGAGGACTAATAAATATTAATATTTACTTAGATCTGTGGCAAGATGGAATTTTCAATTCTAAAAGTACGAAACTGACGTGGAAGCGGAAGCTTTGAATCGCCATATTTAGCAATTAGATATTGTAGTGCGTTAGGCACATATGCAGCGCGATAGCCGGAATCTTGGTCGATGGCTTTCATGCGCGCAATCGAAATCTGCGGGTCGGTGACGGGATACTCAGGGTATAACATGAGTCTCAAACAGCGTATTTCGTCTCTATAATTAGTTCCGAATTTTACTGTACGTCCAAGGAATTCAATTTTTGATTTATCCTGGACTAACGAGGACTTAAATATGTTAATAAACCAGCCGAGTTCAGCGGCATCGTCGATCATTTCTCTGAAACAATCATGAAAGTTAAGTATCTCTACAAAACTATCATCTCCATGGAATTTAATGGTTCCATAGATCAAGCGGTGGCGGTGGAAAAGATATCTAATACGATTCCAATTGACTATAGTGTCAATTATATGCGTAAAGAAGCTACCAGAAGGTACTCCTCCATATCGTAGATATACGTTACCGTCGGGGCTTGCAATCTTCCTATGTAGGAAAAGAACTCTGACATAACTAAACATAAGTTTAGAAATATTATCAGGGAACACAAGCATTCGCTCGAGTAAATCGAAAGCTAATTCGATTTCATAAGGTTGCACGGAAGCGTCAAAGGCTGACCAATCAAAAGTTGCGTAAAACGCGTCATTTGGAAGTAGGTTATTAATGAGTTTTGGAACTCCAATAACTGGGTCTTTGCCAATGTAGTAAAAGGTGTCTAATTGCATAAACTTCTCAATGAGAGGTTGGGCAAATAATCCTTCTAATAAGACATAATGAAAGCATTCTCCGAATACATTTCTGACTTTAGTGTCAGGAAGTTCGACTAGTTGAGTTCGCGTAAATGCGACATCGGGGGTGGAGTCGAAAGGTATTCTAGTTAAGAATTCTTTAAATGTGCCTGCTGCTTGGTGTGTGGTACAAACGTGAACAATCTTGGAAGCAATTGATTTAGCTCTCCGATGATTTTCTCCGTTTATGGGTCCCTTATGGGTGGGATTCACTGTGTCTTTTGCAAAATAGCCATATCCTGCAGAGGTAGACTGGTGAAATCTGACAAGGTCAAAATCTGAGCTGGCGCTCAATGATTGGACTTTGGGAAGTGCATCAAAGTATTGATACGCTTCGCGTTTGGTATGTGACCAATGTTCGTCTGATGGTTCAGAGCGGATTAATTTGTTATATTTCATAAGTGATTTAATGTGTTCATCTTTTGAATAATAACTCTTGCTCCAACCTTCAAAATCTTTCATAAAGCCAGGTGGTATGGCGGATTTGAATGATTCTTGAACATATGGGTCGATTAGGGTTTGGAACTCTGTCTTGAGGTTTCGGGCTGGGATTTCTGAAACTTTAGTGAGTCCAAAGAACATCTCAAAAATTTTCTCGCACTATAATTGGAAAAAGTGTTGTGACTACTACGTCTGTATGAAATGGTGTCTCTCAATGAGTCAGCTTTTCGACGACAGAGTCTAT